TTGTACCTGCTGACGTTCTACGCTACTATGGCGTAAAGTTCTTTGAAGATCTACGTAGTCAAGCTAAGCAAGGCTGGCAAGAGCTAGACGAGGGTGGCCGTGTAGGTGGCGAACCTTCAGGTATGGAAATGGGTGAAGACGAACTTCCATTTGATATCAGTGAGTTGCAGACTATTGATGATTCACAGATGGGTGAACAGCCTGAGATGAACGTGGGCGGTTACGTTAAAGGTTACGCTGATGGCGGTGTAGTGGACTTAGACATGGATGCTTTACGTGAAGAGTTTCCTGAAGCCTTTACTACACAGAGTGCTGGGTCAGGCCAAGAATATCGCACATATACAAATGACAAAGGTATGACTATTTCTGTACGCTTTGTAGATGGTAAGCCTATGTCATCTATTCCTGCAGGTTATACAGCTTCTGGTGAGACTGCTGCTGAAACTGCTGCACCAAATCGTGAGCGTAAAGATAGAGACACTCCTACCCAACAACAGGCTGTAGAACGTAAAGACTGGGCTACTGCCGATGCTTCTGAGTTTGGTAAATATCTTGACGAGAAAGAGAGTCTACTCGGTAGAGGTGTTAGAACTATCGCTGGCGGTATTAACCCTCTTATGGGCGCTCTTATTAGTTATGCAGGTAATGCAGAAGATAAAAGAGTTATGGGCGCTCTAGATAGCCGCCTTGCAAGTATTACAGATCCTAAAGACCCAGAGTATAAAAGTCTTATGGCTGCGAAAAATAGACTCGTTGCTGATCAAGAAAAAGATTCACTAAAAGATAAAGTAGTACGTGGTACTGGTATCTACGGCGGTGGTAAGAGTATGACTGAAGGTCTAAAGGATACCAGTGGTGATGATAAGGTAAACTTTGGTGATACATACCTTGGTGATCTGCTTGGTTTTGATGGCTCTATGGGTGTAGATGCTAAAGATGCACAAGGTAACACTATCGGTCTTGCTGCTTCTGTTGGCGGTGGTAGAAGAGATCTAGATAAGAAAGATACTTCACCAGCACCTGCAACCTCAACTAGCCCCGCTACTTCAACAAGTGCGTCTGCTCCAAGTGTTACAACTACTTCACTACCAGCATCATCTAGCGCTCCTACTTCTAATTCTACCAATAGCATTTCAGGTGCCACAAGTTCAGGTAGCAGTGGCGACGGTAATCGTGGAATTGAAAAAGAAAGCGTCGAAGATAAGATTAGCAGAGGTGGTGGCTTTATGAATGGCGGCTACGTCAGCAAGAAGTCTAAAAAGAAGTAAAACTACCAAACAAAAACCAACTATAAGGCTACCCAGCAATAGTGCTGGCCCCACATAAAGGACTACAACATGTCAGAAGCACAAATGCAGACTGATTCAGTTTCACATCGTCGTAACCAATCCCGTGTAGAGCGGGATGAAGCTGAACTGCAAGCACTTCTAAAAGAGAGCGGCTTGGTAAAAGAGGAAGACACGGATGATATCGTACAGCAAGAAGCCCCAGAAGCAACTGAGGAAGAAGCTCCTGTCACCCAACAAGTCAAAACCTCAGAAGAGCCAGAGCAAGAAGAAGCCTCCGAAGAAGGTCTAAGTGCAGAAGAGAAAAGCTTTAAGAAGCGTTATGCTGACATTCGTAAGTACATGCAAGAGAAAGACACAGAGTATAAGCGTGAGATTGAAGAACTCAAGGGTCGCCTAAACAACTCTGCACAAACATCTCTCGAAGAGGTTACAACCAAAGAAGAGATTGAGGCTTGGGCTAAGCAAAACCCTAAAGCTAATGCCCTCATTCGTGCTTTGGCTGAAGAGCAGACTACTGAAAAGATGAAGGGCTTAGAAGGCCGTGTCAAAGAAGTAGAGGCTATGCGTACTCAAGCTCGTAAAGAGAAAGCTGAAGCTACGTTGCTCTCTATGCACCCAGACTTCCCTAACATTCGTAATGATGACGCATTCCATGAATGGGCTAAAGAGCAGCCTAGCTGGGCGCAGACAGCACTCTATGATGAGCCTGACGATGTTAAGTCTGTAGCTCGTGTGTTGGATCTCTACAAAGCTGACAAGGGTATCAAGACTAAGAAGCCCAGCGCAGACAAAGACGCAGCATCTTCTGTTAAGTCTCGTCGTAGTGTAATTGATACAAATGACTCCTCTAACTACCTGTCTGAATCAGCAGTAGATAAGATGAGTATTAAAGAATACGAGAGCCGCATGGAGGAAATCTTCAAAGCGCAGCAATCGGGCAAGTTTATTTACGATATGAGTAAAAGATAGTTGACAATACTTTAACCGTAAGTAAAACTAAGGGCATACACATCTATAAAGTTTGTGTATGCTTTAACACTAAGCACAAACTCCCACATAAAGAACTACCTCCTATTATAGGCCCAGCGCTAAATGGACGGCCATCCTGATAGCAACACTGACTACCCTATTAAGAAGAGCCTCTTTCAAGTGGATATGTAGTGTCTCCCCTCCAAGCCACATATATCTTTGAAAGGATTTCACAATGGCTATTACATCTGCATCGGGCGGCTTCAACGGAGCCTGGTCCCCAGTAATCTACTCGAAAACAGCACAGATTGCACTTCGCAAGTCCGCTGTTACTAACGCAATCACCAACAACTCTTACTTTGGTGAAATCTCCAACCAAGGCGACACTGTTCGCATCCAAAAAGAGCCAGACGTAACAGTCACAGCTCTGCAGCGTCACACATCCATCACTGCTGAGCAGTTGGACGACACAGACTTCTCCCTGACAATCGACAAAGCTAACTACTTCGCATTCAAAATGGATGACATCGAAGAGCAGTTCTCGCACGTTGATTTCACACGTATGGCTTCCGACAAAGCAGCTTATAAAATGGCTGACGCAATGGACGAAGAAGTACTGGGTTACTTGTCTGGTTATGCTGGCGGTGCTGGTGCTTGGGCTGCAAACACTGTAGCTTCTGGCGACAAAGCTAATGCTGCTGCTGGTGCAGACGAGCTTCTTGCTGCTAACAAGCTTGACGCAACTGCTTTTGGTAACTTGACCATCTCTGGTACAGCTACTGCTGGCGATGCTATCCCATTGGCTCCACGTCTTCCAGGCGCAACTGCGTTGTCTGCTTCGACTGTTTCCCCATTGACTGTACTTGCTCGTATGGCTCGTAAGATGGACACACAGAACGTAGACGCACGTGGTCGTTGGGTTGTACTTGACCCAGTGTTCGTAGAGATGCTGAAAGACGAAGACTCCCGTATGCTTAACGGCGACTTCGGTGGTGCTGGTCTCCAGAACGGTTTGATCCTCAACAACATCCACGGCTTCCGTGTATATGTATCCAACAACCTGCCATACCTCGGCACAGGTGCTGGTACTAACGGTACTGCTGCACAGCAGACTGACTATGGTGTTATTGTTGCTGGTCAGGACGATGCTGTTGCTTCTGCTGAGCAGATCAACAAAGTTGAGTCTTACCGTGATCCAAACAGCTTCGCTGACATTGTACGTGGTATGCACCTCTATGGTCGCAAGATCCTGCGTCCAGAGTCGCTGATTGTAGCTAACTACAACGCTGCTTAATCTGTTTAACTTAGGGGCTGGCATTACGCTGGCCCCTTTGTGCCTTTAACATAGAGGACATCACAAGATGGCTATTACAACTGCAATGTGCAACAGCTTCAAGCAAGAGCTTCTTGGTGGTGTTCACGACCTAGATACAGATGCTATTCGTATCGCTCTCATTAAAGCTACCCCTACTGGCTCTTATGCTGGTTCTACAACTAATTACAACAACGTCACAGTAAATGGTGATGAAGCTGTAGGTACTAACTACGTAACAGGTGGCAACACTTTGTCTAGCGCAGTTATCACTCTAGACGGCTCCACAGCTATTGTTGACTTTGCTGACACTACTTGGTCTTCTGCAACTGTGTCTGCATCTGGATGTATTATCTATAATGCAACTAAGGGTAACGCTGCTATTGCTGTTATCGACTTTGGCGGTATTAAGACTTCTACAAATGGTGACTTCACTGTTCAGATCCCTGTCGCTGATGCTTCTAACGCTATTGTACGTATTGCTTAATAAGGAACGTCTGCTATGGCTTTAATACTCAAGGATAGAGTAAAAGAAACTGCAACTGTTGAAGGTACAGGATCTGTAACTCTTGCTGGGGCAGTAGAGGGTTTTCAATCCTTTGCCTCAGTCTTGGGTAGTTCTGACACTACGTACTATGCCATTTCTCAC